GGCTATTCCATCGTTTGGCAGCACCACGTTTACCAGCATTGCTTAACTCACGATATTTTGCAATTTCCTCATCTGCGCGGGGATTAATATAGCCATTGGGCGTGTCGTGAAAAAACTCATTTAAAACAGATAAAACTTCTGCTTCGTATTCAAGCATTCTGATTTGTCTGGCAATTGTTCTGTGCTTTATGGGCGATTCATGTAGATAATAAAAATCTAATATTCGCCTGAATGCTATATCTTCAATCAAAGTTAAATGATTGGTATGGGTATGATAATCCCCAATATGGAAATTGTAGTAATACATAAAACCTTACATCGTTGGTCAACATCACAAAAAAAACATCGGCAGAACGGTGATGAATCGTCTTTTCGGGAGCTACCCTAGCCGCGTTCTCAAAAAGTATAACCTAGATTTACAAAAACCAATCTGGCTTTAATAGCTTTAATTGCCAAATCCTTGCTTGGGGAATTACTTTCCAATTGGTAACGGCTTGTCTTTGGATGCCCAATAGGCGCGCCAAAGATGCTTTATTACCAGCGAGTTCAATTGCTTTTTCTTTTGTCATGTTGTAATTGTACATCAGTATTTACTTATTTACCACATTAGGGAATATACCTATAAAAAAGACTTGTTGAAAGTAAATTTTGATGTACACTACATCCATGCCGTAACACAACGTAAGCGGTCTTTTAAGGAGTCTATATGACACGACAAGAAGCAAACCTGATCCTAGATCAAGTCAGAGTAGGTATACATCACCCAACCTACATTATTAGCCTAGCGCTAACAGTCACAGGGGATTTAACATGAAACGTTATCCTCGCACCATGAATGAAGCGTTCCACAACACAATGGAATACGGCGCTTGCATTGAGAAACCAACCCCCAAGATGTTTACAAAGGTTGAGATATGCGTGTACTTAATCGCAGCGATCGTGATTTTATTAGATATGTTTATTTGGAGACCCTGATGGATGCCTCCAAAATCATTAGACAATCTGAAGAAGCCACTCAAGCCTACATCAATGACCCAGTCAACAAGTTAAATTTTCAGCTGGGTTACTTGAAAAGCCAAATTGAGGATTTGTGCGAAATGATCCAAATCCAACGTGACGAAATCCAAAAGTTAGAAACAGAATTACAAGGTGAACCAGAATGAAACAAATCGCAACTGCTCTAGTCAAAGCTCAAAAGGCGTTTAATCCCGCTTTAAAGCAGTCTATTAACCCTCATTTCAAAAGCCGATACGTTGACCTTGCTGGGTGCGTTGAAGCGGTTATAGACGCTTTAAACAACAACGGCATTTACTTGCTACAAAAGACATTTGAATGCGCTGACGGCGTGATTGTGGAGACCATATTTGTCCACGAGTCTGGCGAGATGCTTGAATGCGGAATGCTCCACTTTCCTGCGGTCAAGGCCGACCCACAGGGTTATGCGTCAGCTTTAACCTACGCTAGGCGTTACAGTCTGATGGCTGCGTGCGGTATTGCCCCAGAAGACGATGATGGCAACCAGGCTAGTCGCAAGGTTGAGACAAAGATTGTTAGCCAAGTCAACGTCAAAGAATTGGACAAATTGATTGAAAAGATGCGCCAGGCTGAAAACCAAGAACAACTGGTTGCTAGTTACAGGATTGCATTTCAGGCTTGCCAGAGTGACAAAACCCATCAAGACCGCGTGATTGCGATCAAAAACGAGATGAAAGAAAGGGTAGCAGCATGACAGACTACGAATCAGAAAGAGATTACTGGCGCGAACAAGATGCAATCGAAAACGCGTATAGAAACGAATTGCTAAAGCACCCGCATTGTTTAGACCCTGATCACCCTGGTTGTTCAAAGTGCGAGGAATCCGATGATTGATGAACGAATCCAAATGATGTTGTACAACGAAGACCAGTTTAGTGACGAATTCTTTGGCTGGTTTCCGAACAACGAACACATTTACGATGCTTTTCAACATGAAACCATGAAAATCATTCGTAAAGGCTACAAACACTATTCAGGGCGCACGATCTTAGAGGTGTTGCGTCACCACTCAGCACTCAGCGAAGATGGAATTTGGAAGTTAAACAACAACCATACTCCTTATCTTTGTCGATTGTTTGCCCTGATGAATCCTAGATACGCGAATATTTTTGAGTACAGAACAGTTAAAAAACCCAAATTAAGATTGGAAAAATAATGGAACAAAGAACAGACGAATGGTTTGAATCCCGCTTAGGTAAAGCCACGGCCAGCAGAATTGCGGACATTATTGCCAAGACCAAGACAGGACCAAGTGCAAGCCGTGAGAATTACGCGGTCCAGCTGGTGCTAGAACGCATCACTCAAAGTAAGGGCGAGTCTTACACCAATGCTGCGATGCAATGGGGCACAGATACAGAGCCGATGGCCAGGCAACAATACGAGCTTAAACGCGGTGTTTTTGTGGATGAGGTAGGGTTCATTGATCACCCCACAATTGCGATGTCTGGGGCTTCTCCAGACGGCTTGGTGGGGGCTGATGGCCTAGTGGAGATCAAGTGCCCAAATAGCGCAACCCACATGGAAACGCTAGTGAGCAGAAAAATACCCCAGAAATACATACCCCAAATGATGTGGCAAATGGCCTGTACTGGCAGAAACTGGTGTGATTTTGTGAGTTTTGATCCAAGATTTCCAGAAAACTTACAGATTTTTGTTGAGCGAGTTGAGTATGACCCTACTTACGCGCGGATGTTGGAGTTGGAAGTCACACAGTTTTTGGATGAAGTAGAAAAGAAAGTTGAAATTTTAAGGAAACTAAAATGAGCAAAGTATTAAAAGAAATCAAAGTAATTACAGGCACTTACACCAACAAAGAAGGTCAGCAAAAGAACCGCTATTCCCGCATTGGATCGGTAATTGACACTAAAAGCGGTCCAATGATCAAGATTGACAATATTCCACTAAAAGAAGGCGGTTGGGATGGCTGGGCTTACATGAATGATCCAATTGACCAGGCTGCAGCGCCTATGAAGTCATCAAGAGGCCAATTTGAAGACGATTCAATACCTTTTTAACATGGAAAAAACACCAGAAGACGAGGAATTTGAGCGTATGCTTGCAAAGATTGATTTGCAGCATACCCCATCTAAAGACAGTCAATTGGTTTCATTGCGCCGATGGGAAATTGACGAAATGATCCGATTGGCGGTTTTGGCAGAACGTGAAAAATGTGCAAACTTATGTGAAGAATATTTTGAACGTGTAATGGCTAATCGAATCCGAGCAAGGGGACAAGAATGATTGAAATATTAAATCAACCTATAACTTTGGGTCAGCTAATGTTGTTTAATATTATTTATTCTTTTGTATTTTATTTGGTTGAAAAACAATTACAGCAAAAGGACAAAAATGACTAAAGAAGCATTACAAATCGCACTAGAAGCTCTGACTGATTTTGACTACGACAAACGCATGAGTGCTATTGAAGTAATTAAAGAAGCACTAGAAACAAAAGATGAGCCTGTGGCGTGGATTAGCCAAAACGCTGGCTTGTATCACGGCAAACCAGATGAATCAGTTAACCCGTTGCCGCTTTACCTTGCTCCATTTGCAGGCGACATCCGAGCTTTGAAGCACCGCATCCATGAGCTTGAGGGTGAGTTGATTGGCTACAAGAAAATCGTGGCTGACCAAGACGCAATGCTGGAGCGCCAAACAGCCCGCATCGTTGAACTGCAAGAACACATTGAAAACTTTGATGGAGAAGACAGATGAAATGCGAACACTGTGGCAGACCGACTATGCGTGACTGGATTATTTGCAAGCAATGTTGGAAGATTTTTTTTGGTGAAGCCTCACATGGCATTAAGGAGTAAGACATGACGTCAACTGAAAAAGCAATCAGAGACTTTTGCGGACATCACGCAGACTGGTGGCCCTCTACTACGCAAGTGCAAGAAATGCTGGCTTTGGCACAGTCATGCCTAACGTGCGAAGCATTGGCGCGAACCGTGATGCTTGACCAAACAAGCCATGACACCACACCACAACGCACATGGGTAGGACTGACTGATGAGGAAATAGAAAGTGTTTACATGGATACTATGAATTTTCAACAAAATGCAAGGGTTTTAGAAGCCAAGCTGAAAGAAAAAAACACTTGACAAACCCAAAATGTGATATAGTGTAATTGCTACAAAGTGTAGTGTTTTTTGCAAAGAAACAAAGGATTTATCATGGGATACCCCAAAATGGAAAAGTTGCCTATGGGTGCAAAATCATCTGATCGCACCGGCGAAAAGAATGTGCGCGTGCCAAAAGAGGATAAAGAAAGATTTGTGCCCGGCGCATCAGGGGAAAAAATTCCCCGTGGCGCGTTGTCAAGTGACACATCGGGCGAGCGCCGCCGCCCGATCGAGGGCGGTGTGGGCATGGGCAAGATGGATGGAATTGGTAGCCGTGATTCCAAGCACATGGGCCATCACGATGGCCGCTTGGGCGAAATGAAAGGTGGATCATCGGAATCTACTTGTTATGAGCACAAGCGTATGGATCACGTCCAAGATTCAATGTAATGCGAAACACCCCAAAGTCTAGAACACAATGGGGCGTTTCTAACCACAGTAACTAAGAGGGTAGTTAATATGGCTGATGACAATTGTAAGGTATGCCGGTTTTACATAGGGCACGATTTAGGATCATGCCGCCGGTATCCCGATTACAAAACCCGTTCCCAAAACGAATGGTGTGGCGAATTTGCAAGGAAAGAAATCTCGGTGGGTAATGCAGTTGCCGAGAATTTGCCCGAGGCTAACGCCTTGGGCGTTTTTTCGGCACCCAAGCGCGGGAGGCCACGGAAATGATAAAGCCATTGCGTGATAAGATATTTGTAAAGCCTATTCAACGAATCCAAAGCGATTTGTGGATACAGACGGCGGAGGCACCCACGGTGGGGCACATCACCGCATTGGGCGATGATGCCAAGGATCAGGGGCTAAGTGTTGGGGATAAGATTTATTTCGGCACATTGGCCAAGGATTACAAAGACGAATATCTAAAATACCAAGAATTAAAAGATGAAAATCTAATCGTGATGTCTTGGAAAGATGTGTGTTTTGTGGAGGAAATGGAATGAAAGCCGGTTTATACGCTAATATTCATGCCAAACAGGAACGCATTAAGCGGGAAAAGGCCGAGGGCAGGCCGGTGGAAAAGATGCGAAAGCCCGGCACCAAGGGCGCACCAACGGCCGCCGCATTTAAACAATCCGCAAAGACGGCCAAAAAATGAAAACACACGATAAACCAATCCCACACAAGACAACGGGCAAGGGCAAAACCTACAATTCAACGGAAAAAGGGGCCGGAATGACGGCCAAGGGGCGTGCGGAATACAATGCCAAAAACGGATCAAACCTAAAGGCACCGGCACCCAACCCCAAAACCGAAAAGGATAAGGGCCGAAAGGCATCATTTTGTGCGCGAATGGAAGGTGTAGTCAAGCACGCCAAAGGCCCCGCCGAAAGGGCCAAGGCATCATTAAAGAATTGGAATTGCTAAATGCCATTAATCAAATCAACCAAAAAAGAAGCATTCAAAAAGAACATTGAAGCCGAAGTGAAAGCGGGCAAGCCGGTAAAGCAGGCGGTGGCCATAGCCTATTCGGAAAAACGTGAGGCGGCCAAAGCAAAGGCGAAAAAGAAATAATGGAACGCGGCCGCCCAACACTATATGACCCAAAGTATTGCGATCTAGTTATCGAATTAGGCGCAAAGGGTAAAAGTGTAGAACAAATTTCTACATATTTGGGTGTTTCATTAAGAGTTATGTATGATTGGCGTGATCGTTATCCGGACTTTCTGCACGCCTTGGATGATGCCAAGATAGCGGAGCAAACGTGGTGGGAGGAACAGGCACAGGCATATATGCTAGAGCACAAGGATGGGGCCAAGCTAAACGCAAGTATTTGGTCACGATCAATGGCCGCACGGTTTCCTAAGAAATACCGTGAATCGGTTAAACAAGAAATCACCGGTGAAAACGGCGCACCATTGCTAACAAACATTGCGGTGACGTTTGTAAACCCAAATGGAAGCTAATATTGAATTCCCGTTAAAACTACAATGCCTATTCCAACCGGCACGTTATAAGGTGTTGTTTGGAGGGCGAGGGGGGGCAAAGAGTTGGGGGATTGCTAGGGCGCTATTGATCATCGGCGCTAACAAGGCAACACGCGTGCTATGCGCCCGTGAATTTCAAACATCTATAAGGGATTCCGTTCATAAGCTATTGTGTGATCAAATCACCGCAATGGGGCTA